GGTGGATGCACTGCAGCGCCTTGTCCATCGTGTCCTGGTAGCGGTCGCTCATGTCCCGGTCCTTCCAAGGGCCTGGTTGATCTGCGCCTCAGCGGCATCGAGATCGGCTTGAACCCGCGCGGCCTCGAGGAGGTTCTGCGGGTAGGCGAGCGGGTCGGGCTCGCCGTCGGGTGCGCCGTCGCGCGGCCCTTGTGGGGTGGCGATCCGCACCGCATAGGCGGCGGCATCGCTCTTGGTTTCCGCAGTGGCAGCGGCCGGGCCTTCCCCGGTGCTGGCGGCTGCGCCCGCAGTGGGGTCCTGCCCGTCGGCAGGCCCGGCTGCGATGTCATCAACTTCAGGGTGATAACTGGCGACCAGCAGGTCCACGGCCGCCTTAGCTGCGAACACGGCCGGGATCGCCAGCGCCGACCGCATCGACTCAGCGAACGCGCTGAAGTCGAGGCTGGATGATTCCGAGACCTTGATCCCGAACTTCCGGCACGCCGCCAGCACCGCAGCCCGCGCCTGCGAGGCGAACGGTGAAGAGGACAGCCGCGCGAGGGCGTTCCTGGCGTGCGCCTCGTCATGGACGGGGAAATGCCGCAGGTCCCGGGGCGTCGTCTTCCCCCCGGCGTCCTTGGTGCCGCCCGGCTGGATGTAGGCGAACGCGGAATCGGGCAGGTCGTTGACCGACGCGGACGTCATGGCGGCCTTCGCGGCCAGGATCCGGGCTTCGGGGTTCATCGGGAACGGGGTGATCGTGAACTCGTGGATCTTGATCTCATCCAGGAACCGGACGTCGCGGCTGTCTTTCTGCCCGAAGTGGAACTGCAGCGGCTCATACGTGATCGACATGCCGTTCACGTGGCCGCCGACGACCAGTTCCCGCAGCTCCTGCGCCTTCGCCGTTTTCGCCCACTCGCCGCGGACCCGGACCCCGTGCCCATCCTCCCGCGCGTTGCGGACGGTCCCGACCACGCCGGTTGTCTTCAGCTCGTGGTCGGCGATCAGCGGGAACCCGCGTCCCGACGCGCGCCGCTCCGCGAGCGTCTTCTTCGCCGACCCCGGCAGGGCGACGTCATCGCCCTCGTCCACGTTGTTATAGAAGACGCCGTACCCGTCGATCTCCCCCGGGCTGCCGGGGACAGCCTTCCACTCGGCCCGCGCGATCAGGTGGTCCATCAACTGCTCCTTGGCATCATGAGTGGCGCCCGGTCCCGTTCACCGCGTCGAGCTGTTTGCGTTGCAGGAACTCATCCGCGTACGAGGCGACCCGCAGTTCCGGCAACGGCGGCGGGCCGCCGCCCGTGTCCCCGGGCGTGCCGCCGGGTGGCTGAGCGCCGATCACGTCTCCCGCAGCGGGGAGCGCGCCCAGCGGCAGCGGCACCGACCCGCGCGGCAGCAGGAACATGTCCCCGGCCGGGTCGGTGTCCAGGCCGACGATCCGGCGGAAGTCGTTGATCGTGATGCCGCCTTCGTGGAGGGCGTTCGCCGCCCGCGCCCACGTCGCCGACTCCGTGTCCTGCAACGCCAGAACCTGCGAGTTGTCCCACCGCACCGTCACCCGTGAGCGGCCCGCGCCGGTGAACTCGGGCAGCAGCTGGGTTTCCACCGGGTCCCGGAACCGGCGCTGCAGGCTGAAGATCCCCTCTTCCCACAGCTGCTTGCGGGCTTCCTGGTAGTTCGTGAACGTGCTTCTATCGAGGCCGACTTTCGCTCCGACAAGGATCGGCGGCACCTGCAGCGCGGCGCAGATCCGTGATTCGGAGTAGGCCCGCAGGTCGGGGAACTCCAAGTCCCGCAAGCTCATCCCGATCGGCTGCACATCGATGCCCGCCTGCAGCACCGCAGGCTCGCCGCGGCGAGCCCCCGAAAAGGCGGCTTTCCACTTCCGTTTCAGGACGTCCGCGATCGCCTGATTCACCTCGCTGGCGGTTTTGATCACCACGCCCGGCACCGCGTAATTCCGCAGCAGGGTGTCCACGAAATCGGTCGCCGAGTTGTCCAGCGACACCGCCCGCGCAGCCGGGCGCAACGGGGCCTGCCCGAAGTACGCGTTCAGCGGGTTCGAGTACTTGACGTGGATCATGTCCCGCGACGCGATCGGGATGATCGCCGTCGTCACATTCCGCGCCGACGACGTCGGGTCCAGGATGTACCCGTACGACCACACCCGCGGATCCAGCGTGGGGAAGATGCGGATCAGGTCCGGGCGGACCGGCCACAACTCCGCCGGCAACCCGTCCCGGCCCCGCTGGATCAGCCAGTAGCAGTTCCCGGCCAGGTCCAGGTACGTCACCGACAGCTCGAAAAACGCGAACTCCCCGGTGACCGGGTTCGGCTGCGCGATCAGCCGCCGCAGCCGGTGATCCTCCAAAGGCTCCCCGTGGGTGGCCGGGGCGTTCCCCGGGTACACCCGCAGCACCGACTGGGGCAGGTTCTCCGCCCGTTCCCGCACGCACGCGTAGACGAGCTCGTTCCGCCCGTAACCCGCCGATGCCGCCGACTGGTACGTCGAATCCGGGTACAGGACGCCGTCGAGGTTCGGCTTCGCCCCGGAAAACGGGGGGATGGTGATCGTGTTCTGCGTCCCGTCGTTCGCGGGAAGCAGCAGCTGGGCCGCTTTCCGCTCCGACGACCCGTCCAGCCACCCCACCGGCTACTGCCCCCACCCGGTGAGCAGCCCCACGCCGATCAGCAGCACCCCGCCCGCAGCCAGGGCGACCCCCGCGCCAGCGGACAATGCGAGCCCCGCCGGCAGGAGCGCCACACCGGACGCCATCCCCCCGACCGCGGTGGCACGCCTCGGCCGGGCGGCGGCCTGGGCGCGCGCCTTCCCAAACCCGGCCCGGGCCCGCGCGGCCACCGCAGCCCAATCCGGGTCCTTGCGCCACAACACCACGCACAACCCACCGGCCGCCAGCAGCCCCCAGCCCAGCCCGGCCAGCATGAACACGCCAGCAGAAACCAGGCTGAACGCTGCGAAAGACCGGGTCAACGGGGTCATCCTCCTCAGAAAATGTTCGGAACCGGCGGCGAAACCACGCCGAACGTCATAAACCCGTGCCTGGCCAGCGTCACCGCCTCCAGCGGGCTGATATCCGCCTCCGAAAGCTTCCACGACCACGCCCACGCGTCCGTCAGCTCCCGTGTCCGCGCCGACGCCACAGCGTTATCTAGCGGGGCCTGGCCGAGGTGCCGCCACCGGCCGTCCGCCACATCCGCCGCCAGCGCGCCGCACGCCTGCGCGTACTCCCGCGCCCCCACCAGCTGCAGCAGCCGCTCCCCCGGCCCCGGCTTCGCGCTGAACTTCCGCTCCGCCAGCTCCTTCTCAAACGCGCCCGCTGCACCCACCGGGTTCATCACCAGCACGCACGGCTCATGCGCGTCGTGCAACTCCAGCAGCCGGGGCATCAGCCACGCCGTGCCCCGCTCATGCGCTACCAGTTCCCCGTGCCCCAGGCCATCCCCCCGGCGGCCACCGACCGCAATCGCCGACCACGACCGGTCCGGCGCCACACTGAACCCCAGCGCCACCGGGTCCATCACTGCCGACCCCGGGTCGGCGCACAGTTCCCAGTTGCCGAGCTCAGACAAAGCCGCGCCAGCCACCGGGTAGTCCCCCACCGACAGCCGCTCACGAGCGAACCCTTCCGGTGACAGCGTGGCGCGCTCACGGGAGACATAATCCGGCGTGATGCGGATACCCAGGCCAGGATTCGCCTTCGCCCACGTCACAGGATCAGCCGGATCATCGGTTTCCTCAGCCGACCACTCCATGAACGCCAGCGACGCGTCCCCGCCAGCCAATCCCCGCTGACGCAAGCGGCCGAGCTGGACACTGTCCTGATTACCAGCGGTCGCCGTGTAAACAACCTGCGGATTCGGCCGGGCACTCAGCGTCGGCAGCACCGCCTCCATCGCCTCGTTACCGAGGATCTGGGCCTCATCCAGAATGACCCGGTCACCAGAAAAACCCCGCCCCGAGCCGGACGACCTCGCCACGAACCGCAGCCGCTTCCCGTTCTTCAGTTCGATCGACTCAGCGCCGCGCTGCAGATAAACCTGCTTGACCTGCCTTGATAGCAGGCGGCAATCCTGGATCAGCGCCAGGATGCGGCGGAACGCCTCGCTGGCCGTCTTGAACTCGTGCGCCGAATGCAGGATCAGCCGCTCATCGCCGAAACCGTCCTGCTCGCCCAGGAAAAGCCCCGCCAGTTCCAGTGCCTCCAGAACAGTCCCCTTGCCGTTCTGCCGGCTGACTATCAGTGCAACCTCAAACGCGGACCACCGGCCATCTGGCCGCCGCCGCAGCGCCTGATCCACGACATACCGCTGCCAGTCGTCCAGGATGAGATCCGCCCGGGCGGCGAGGTCGGCCGCCTTCAGTCCAGCATCAGACAGAGCACCCGCTGGCGGGATCCACTCAAGGCGAGGCCGCTGAACGCCCCTCACGTCCATAGCGACGCTCGCGCAACTCGTCAAGCTCACCCCTCTCCGGCCTCAAGGCGGCCGCCTCGGTGGCCAGATCAGTGAGGATCTCCCGCAACTGATGCGCTGCCGCAGCTGCCGCCACCGCGCCACGGGCGGCGTCGATCTGCCGCGCCAGCGAAACCGCCAGCGCCGCCGCGCCGCGGTCCCGGACCGACATCCGCAGCCTGCGGAGCTCAGCGCGCGTCGCCCGCTCAACCGGGCCCGCTGCCGCCTTAGCTGCCATCACGCTCCGTCACAGGCCCTCGAACAGCTTCGGAGACACACAAGAGTTTGGC